ATGTCAACAGTTAAACGCTACGATGAAGAATTTAAACAATCCCTTGTCAACCTTTATCAAACTGGAAAAACTCAGTCTGAACTCTGTAAAGACTATGGGGTATCCGCTTCTGCGCTTGCAAAATGGATCAAACAGTATTCTCAAGTCAAACTCGAAGATAATTCTGTACTTACTGCCAAGCAAATACAAGAGCTACAAAAACGTAATGCGCAGCTTGAAGAGGAGAACCTTATCCTAAAAAAAGCAAGTGCCATATTCATGCAAAACTTAAAGTAAGACTCCTCGCTGTCTATCGGTTACGCTTTGAACACGCCACAACAACCTTGTGTCGTGTTTTACGTGTCAATCGCTCCACTTACTATAAATTTCTAAAACATAAGCCCTCAAAAAGAGAATTGGATAATCAAATTTATAGAAAACAAATACTTGAGATTTATACCAAAGCAAACAAAAGACTTGGTGTGAAGTCTATCAAGGTCATTCTTCAAAGAGACTACGACACAAAAATCTCTGAAGGAAGAATTTACCGTCTAATGAAGAATATGGCGCTCCCTAAAATGGCTACCGTTAAGCCAAAAACAGCTCTTAAAAAGACTCAAAAAACGTATCCTCAAAACTTACTCAACCAGAAATTTTATCCTGACAAACCTAATCAAGTATGGTCTACTGACTTCACCTATATTTCTATTGGATATAAGAAATATGTCTATCTCTGCGCAATACTTGATCTCTATTCTAGAAAATGTATTGCTTGGAAATTGAGTCACCGTATGGATGCAAAGTTAGCATGTGACACTCTAGAATTAGCTCTTAATAAAAGAAAGATTGAAGGAACACTTCTCTTTCATTCCGACCAAGGGTCACAATTTAAGGCCAGGGAATTTAGAAAAATAATTGATGACAACAATATCATGCATTCTTTTTCTAAACCTGGATATCCTTATGATAATGCCGTAACGGAAGCTTTTTTCAAGTATTTAAAGCATAGACAAATCAACCGAAAAAAGTATCAAAATATCAAACAGGTTCAATTAGACTGCTTTGAATACATTGAAAATTTTTATAACAATTACAACCCACATACGGCTAATCTAGGACTAACCCCTAATCAGAAAGAAGAAAATTATTTTAACGCAATAAAATAACACGGTTTTCTGTCTACTTATTTGACATTAGTCCACTTCAATAGCTCGTTGTGACTCCAATTTTATTGTCGCTAATTCCAGTTTTTTGCTATCGAGTTCCCATTCAGTTTCTTCAAGCGTTTTGGAAAGTTGTCTATTCTTTTTCAGTAAGTCTGAATTAAGTGACTTCGTTGATTCATAATCATCAGGAATAACTTCTTTGATAACCTCTTTTTCAACGACTTTAGCACTCAAGGCTTGTTCGGCTAGTCTCTCATTTTGTTGTTTTAACCGTTCTTTGTCAGCTTCTGCTAGTTTGAGTTGGCGTTCTAACTCTTTGTATTGCTTATGAGTTGTAATATCCCCATCAAAGACTTTTTGATTGAGTTCTGGATTGGCAGACGGCTTTGACATTTCTGATTGAAGCTTTTTTGGAAGTTCTTCAAATGTTTCGATATTCAATTGTTCGCTTTGCGAACGAATGAAATTATAATGATTAATGTACTCATAAGCTTTTGTTTTTCTAAATCCAAGGCTTGAATACCACTCTTCAAAACAACCATATCTATTTTTTGCCAAAACTTCTTGAGCTTTAACAAGTTGCTTACCTATTTCATAAGCGCTTTTGCTTTGAATTCCATAGATAATATTTGAACGCTCTTGTAAAAATTCTTGAGTTTCAAAATCAACAAGTGAATAGTCAAAATCATTTTGTGTTGTTATTTCCTGCATTTTTCTCCTTTCTAGTGTTGTGTTAGTTTTGTTCTATTTCTAAGAGTTTGCGTTTAAACCGCAATGTTTGGTAAAAAAATAATATCATCTAATGATATATCGAATATATAGGCAATTTGATAAGCCTTTGTAACACTTGGCTCTGTATTACCTCTTTCCCAGTTGCCCCATGTATCTTTGGAAACTTTCAAAGCTCTTGCAGCCTCTTCTTGACTCCAGTTTTTTGTTGCTCTTAAAGCTTTCAACGTCATTTTCGTCATTCCCCCACCCCCTTTCTATCTAAATTCGTCTAGGCTGACATCTAGAGCGTCAGCGATTTTGACCATCTTGGAATAACCGGGATCATGGTTTTTTATATTTTCGATATTTCTACGACCTAATCCCGTAGCTTTTCCAAGGCTTTCAAAACTATATCCGTGTTCTCTGACGAGCTTTTTGAACTTTTCCCAGTTGATTGTAATATTTTCTTCACTCACTTGCTTCTCCTATTGATAACCACTAAATATAGTGTTATTATATATATTAAGTTTCAAAGGAGATATTATGTCCGAAAATAACGAATTTCTACTCCCTTTCCACAAAAAAGAATATATTGCTAATTTTATATCAGAAAATATTTACGTCCCAAGCGGTGAACACAGCGTAGATTTTTCAATGACCTTAATGAATCTAAATTATGAAAATGGTGCAGTATATTCCATTTCATTATTTATCTACGAAACCGAAGAAGATGGAACTATTTCTGGTAAAAAAGGAGGCGTGAGCCAACGAATGCCACTCGTTAGCATTTTGCAAGATTCACACTATCCTTTTCCTTCTCACATTGATTTTCCTCTTAACATAACTATAAAAGCGTTGACGTATGAAACCAATAAAGTTTATGCTGCTATTTTTACACTAAGTAATAAAAATGGCAATGAGATTTCTAAAGCCACAACATACTTAAAAGGAAAATGATTGCTATGTCAAAGGAATATACCCTCTTAGATACCCCCAAGGCAAAGGTAATTGCCTATGATGTAATTGAACCATATGTCAAAAATACGATTCACGATGAACAAGTAGAACAGAACAAAATCATTACTGATATCGATAAGAGATTAGTAGCAGTCGAAACCATAATTAATTCAAACAGAAGCAATCGTGCTGAAAATAAAGCAAATATATCTTTATTTTTCACTGGTATAACAGTAATAATTTCTTTGATAAAAATATTTATTTAGAGTTCTTTTAGTTCAAACACCTTATTTGATATCATTCTATTTTTAATCTCTAACAATTCATCATCAGTTAATTCAACGGAGATGTCTCTCAGCTTTTTATTCACCGTATCATTATAATATCTATTAATAGTCATCCAGCTTCCCTTTGTAAATTTTTTTCGAATTCTAAAAAATTCATCAATCGTTTTTTCTATTTCTTTATCTATTTCTTTATCTATTTCTTTATCCATAATTTCCGTCTCTTTTTTATCATTCATAATTAAATCTTTCTCTCTATCATCTTCTGATGTCTTGTTGTAATCATAAGACCCAAACAACAATTTTTTGATGTTCATATTTTCTCCTTATTAATCATTTTTAACGTCATTTTCCGCTGATTCTCTTGTATTAATATCTTAGAAGAACCTAGTACACCGTATTTAATTTTTTCCATATCTTCCTCCCTACTCCCTCACGGGAGTTTTTTTATTTTGTAATAAACCAAGCTACTAACCAAGAAATACTACCTAGCACTAACAGAGCTGGCAATAAGCCACCTTCAAATTCAACGCTTGTTTTTTCCTTGTCATCTCGACTAGTAAACGTGTGTTCTAGATCGCCAAACATTAGTTTTTTCCAATTCATTTTGTACCTCCTAAAAATGTTATAATCAACTTATCCTAGCAGAAAGGAGGATAAGCTAATGAAAATTTCTAATTCAAAAGATTTAGCTCTCGCTATTGTTGCTTCTTCTAGCCCTACTTTGTCTATCGAAGATAAAATCAAACTTTACGAAGACTCTTTAGAAGCTATTAAGCAACATAATTTACCTTTCATTGAAGCCGAAAAGCAAGAACAAATCAATAATGGTAAAGTTATAGCCGAAGCTCTTGAGCGTGGCGAGTCATTGTTTTGATAAATAGTCGCCAATTTCGAGGAACCCTTTAGCAAGTTCGCACCTTGTTAAGGGGTCTTCTGCGTTTACGAAATCTCGCAAAATTTGCATGTGCATATCTTTTAGCACTCCGATAAACTTTTCATTTTGCTCACTCATAACTTCTCCTTTCATTCTTGCGGAGATACAGCCAATGTGCTAAACTAAACTTACCCCTATTAGGGGTGGGGGAGTTTCACCCCCTATCCGATTACCTAGTAATCAGATGTTTTATTCTAAGCTTAAACCAAAGAATTTTGATTTCGACTTCTAGTTCTTTGTGTTTAGGCTTTTTGTTTAGCCTCGACTTCATCAGCTGTACCTCCTTTCGTTTTGCTTAATTCCTTAAGCTTGATTATATTATACTGCGGTTAAACCGCAATGTCAAGTATTTTTTTGCGTTTTTTTACGGTTTTTTTATTTTTTTATTTACTTTTTTGCGTTTTTGCCGTAATATATACATTATAAGGAGGTGCAAAAATGTCTTCAAAAAAATTAGAGAACAAAGAGATATTTTCTAAAAACCTTGCATTTTATATGGAGCGAAAAAGAGTAGACAGAAATACACTATGTGCAGACTTAGGACTGAAGTATACTACGGTTAGAGATTGGCTCAAGGGTATAACTTATCCACGAATAGGGAAAATAGAACTTTTGGCTGAATACTTTTCAATTAACAAGTCAGATTTGATTGAAGAACACTCTACTAATGGAGCAACTTCCAAAGTCAACTTTGATCCAAGGCAAGCAATTCTCTTATCTAACTATTCAAAACTTAACAACGTACGAAAGAATAAGTTGCTGGCTATATCTGAGACACTTTTATCTGAGGAACAAGGCAAAGTGATAAACTTGCAAGAGAAGATGGCAGAATACGGCTCCAGAAAACGTGTAAGTCTATCTGTACCCGGTAAAGTGTCTGCTGGTACTGGATATTGGCAAGAGGATGACTATGACACAGAGGTTGACTTCTACGCTGATGAAATACCAGATGAAAAAAACTATGACACCGTTGCGGTTGTTGTCGGTCACTCAATGGAACCAAAAATAAAAAATGGCGACTTTTTATTTATTAAGCTGGCTGATCAAGTTGACATTAACAAAATTGGTATTTTCCAAGTTAACGGTGAAAACTATGTCAAGAAATTAAAGAACGACTACCTCCAGTCACTTAATCCAAAGTATGCTGACATCACACCAGCTGAAGGAGATGATTTCAGAACCATTGGTGAGGTGGTAGATATTTATAGAGAAGGGTAGTCTGTGGAAAACTTGACGACATAGAAGATTTTAATGTTTATAGATTTATGAAAGCGTATAGGTTAAACACCATCTGCGATGAAGCGATGGTAGTAAATGAGTTTAAAAATTTAATTTAGGAGATTTATGATATGAAAAAACCTTTTTATAAAAAGTGGTATTTTTGGACACACGCTATACTACTATTAGTTTTAGGATTTTCGTTTTTTGTCATTTACAGATTGGCAGAGACTAATATTGTTAACGAGAAGAAAATAGCAAAATTAGAAAAAACTCAAGAAAATAAAACGACGTCAGGTATTAGGAAAACCATATCCGATTTTACCAGTCGTTTTGACGAAGAATTGTCTGTCAGAGCTATTAAATTTTATCTTAATAAAGATCAAGTTGTATCGTCTTTTGGTGATGAAGTTAAATTGGGTGGAGGTTACTTAACTATAAATAAACCAAATAATGACAAAACAAGAATGTTAGCAACAACAACAGATTTCAAAAATAAAATCATTGTGCCGATAGAATTCAAAAATACAACTGGGGAAACAAAAGGTTTTGATACAAGAGATATTTTCGCCTACAATGGAGATGAAACTATTTCTTTTGATTCAGTTATCAGCGAAAATTTAGATAATGACGGATATAGCGTTGTTGTAAAAGATGGAGAAACAGCAGCGGCTAGTATTGTTTTTGGGACAAACAGCAAGATTAAAGATATCAAAGTGAGATATAACTCAGGATTATGGAAATAAAAAAAGCCCCACGCTCAAATTTGGGAGGGTCTGAGCGTGGGGCGAATCTAGTATAAGAAACAACCATTAAAAAGGTCGTTTTCTTGTACCTAATTATATCATTTTTAGGAGGTGATGCCAATATCCTATCTCAAAATCAGCACTCCCCAGCGCAAAGAGAGAGGAAAAAACAATGATTGAAAAATACACTAAAAAAGATGGCACAACTGCCTATCGCTTAAGAGCATACCTTGGTGTTGATCCCATGACTGGTAAACAAGTCAGGACAACTAGGCAAGGGTTTAAAACAGAAAGAGAAGCTAAAAGAGCCGAGGTAAAACTTATTGATGATTTTCAGCGTCAAGGCGCTTGGAAAAGCAACGATAAAACTACATTTGACGATGTAGCCAAACTGTGGTTTGAGCAGTACCGAAATACAGTCAAACCGTCAACATTTCTGGTTAACCAAAACTACTATAAAACAATTTTAAAGCCACATTTAGGACAACTGCAAATGACGAAGATAACTGTCATGATTTGTCAAAAATTTGTGAATTGCCTATCTCGATATAGCGGTTATAGGCTTTATCTAAGTTTAGCAAACAGAATTTTTAAATTTGCTGTCAACTTAGGTATTATTGATAATAACCCCATGAGCAAGACGTTGAGATCAAAGTGCACTTACAAAAACATGGATACACTCACCAAAAAATATTACACAAAAGAGGAATTGAATGCTTTCTTGAGGATTGTGGAAGCTGAAGAAACTCTAGAGATGCGTCTGATTTATAGATTGCTGAGTTATGGCGGTTTTAGGATTGGTGAATTAATAGCTTTAAAAGATACCGACTTTGATTTCCACAACAATACTATCAGCATTACAAAAACCATTGCTTATACAAAAGAAGGATGGGCTGTACAATCTCCTAAAACCAAAAAAAGCAATCGCACCATATCAATGGACGCTGAGACCATGACGTTAGCCAAATTATATATTAAGCAAAGTATCAAACCTTTACACGGATCGTTTAAATTGTTTAATTTTGCTAGCGACACCGTGAGAAAAAGACTGGACAGATTTATATTGAAGCATGGATTAAAAAGGATTACTCCCCACGGGTTTAGACATACCCACGCTTCGTTGTTGTTTGAGGCTGGGATTCCCGCTAAGATTGCACAAGAGCGGTTAGGCCACGCTAAAATAGCAATCACGATGGATTTATATACTCACTTATCCAAAAAATCAAAGGATAATGTTGCTGACAAATTGGCCGAACTCGTCGCTATTTAACACAAACGTAGTGGGGAACGTAGTAAGTCTGTTTTTAGACTTTAAAAAAGCCTTGATATCAATGATTCTGAGAGGTAATCTTATATTATAACAAAAAACAAAGGCTTTCACAGGAATATATCAGCGAACTTTCCTTATAAAAAAATTCTGCAGCTATCTACTGCAGAAATAAAATCGATTAATCCGCTTTAAAAGCATTGAAAAAAGGTTGAATATCTCGTATGAATTGTTTCTTCCCCGCAAAACGTTCACCACTAATCAGTTTTTCAAATTTTTCTTTATCAATATCTGACAAAGTTTCTTCCACTTTTGTTAAAGTATCACGATAAGCAATATAGTCATCTAAAACTAGTCCTTTACTCTTAACATAGTGACTAACTTCACTGATTTCTTCATAAGGCATTTTATTAAATTGTCGCTTTTGACAATCTTGGTGTCTTAATACATCGTTTAAATAATTTGAAAATTTTGTTTTAAAGTAAATGAATAGTTTGCTTTCATTATCCAATAAATACGGATGCTCTTCAAGCAACCTAAAAAGTACAATACGTCCTTCTTGAATCCAATCATCATATTCCCAAAGTTGAACAAAATAATTTCTTCTCAGCTTCATTACGATTGGCTTTACTTTATCAAACAACTCCTCAAAATCTCTCAAAACAACTTATTCCTTTCTTAAACATATACTAAGTATAAAAAAAGTAAGGTGATAACAACATGACAATGGTGTCCTTTAAGGAAATGATTTTTTCCCAAAACACATTAATTGAGCATTATCAGACTATTTAGTGACTCATATTAGTTAACATATAAAAAGCTTGAGAGTATCATCTCAAGCTTTTTATATGATGACACAATCAATGCCCTTTTTTCTTTTGGTAACGTTTTTCTTGTTTTAATTGGTACCGATGCTTTCTTAACTCATTTTTCTTACATTTCTGACTTAATTGACGTTCGTTTTTTATACTCATATGAATAGTTTTCATCGCCAATTGCGCTTTTGTAGATACTACTGGCTTACGTTTTTCTCTATTAATTTCTCTTTGCATTCTTTTAGGGCTTTTTTTGTGTTCATTCGTACGCTTTAGAGAAATATCCGTTTTAACAAACTCATATTTTTTTATCAAATCATTAAGTTTATGATTTATAAAATTAAAAACATCATCATCTTTAGGTTCTTTTCCAAAAAAATAACGAAAAACTTTGTAATCACCATCATCATCGTACTCAATCAAACCCAACCAAAAATTACCATCAAAATAGACTGTCATTTTCATACAGTCCCCTCCTTTAAATATTAAATTGCAATGGACGACCTGGAGGGAAGGTTACTGACGTTCACTGAACGCTTGCAGACTACCAACTGCAACGTGTTTTTATGCTATAACGATTATAACACAGTACACTATGATTATCGATAAACGACCTTATTAAAGGTCTATACCATTTGTCAGTCTAAAAATTTAAAAGCTGTTAAGCCAACTCCAGTAACGTTATCATTTTTTTATGATTGTTAAACGAGGCCAAATATTATTCCATTTCTTCTTATCCACTCGCTTCAAATAAACATTATAACGTAATAGATCCTCTTCAAAATATGGCGTAGGACTAACAATGAAATTTAATATTTCCTCTTCACCATAAGGGAGGTAAAGTTCGAGTTGATTTCTATCATCTAACCTTGCTCCCACTGCAGTACACTTTTCAGGAAATTTCGAAATAGCATCTTTAGAGCTAGTATACTTTGGGGTATTAGGAGAATGAGTGTTCATGTAAAATTCATTTTTAAGTTCCCAATCGTACTGTGGATAGTTATCCTTTAATTGTTGTTCTAATGCCACCGTTTCTTCATAAGAAATATTTTTATCAAAAAATACAACATCAATATCTGATGTCAATGTCTCATTTATTCCAGAAAGTTTATTCCATATAAAGTTTCTCAATGTGCCAGCACACAGCCAACAATCATTCAGTGGAAGAGATTTTATTATAGCTAAAATCTTCATTATATCAGAATTACATAAAATCATATGATAAATTTTAGTCATTTTATCTCCTTTGCTACATCTCCAGACAATGTTTAAATTTTAATCTTATTATATACCATTATTAGATCAGATAGTAAGATCAACAAGAAATACATCCTTAAATTTTAAACAATTTTTAGTTATTACAATCTCGTGATTGAATGCTCCAAGTGTCAATTTAAGATAATTATTATCCCATATATTAAGCAAGAAGAATAATCATCAAGTTAACATATTAAATCAACCAGATAAAGGGATCGCTTTTGATGAAAAGAATTACATTGATGATTTATTGACAAACTGGAATATTAAAAGTATCATTTGATACCAGAATAATTACATAATTAATAAACCATTACTCAGAAAGAATAAAAACAACAATATTGTTATCCCGCCTAATACAAACAATAAACTTACATTTAGTTCACTAAAAATATTTAGCCTATTTCATATGTACAAGGTTATCAAAAGGATATTTAAGACTATGTACCAATATATGACGTTAGATACTAGGTTAAAATATTTTAACTTCTACAGTTCTTTTAAAGATGTCTTCGAAAATACTATAATGGAGCGTACATACTCCAAAATATTAAATTAAAAATAATGAAAATAAACCTTAAGTAAAGGTACATATAAACAAAGTAACTTAGAATGAGGAATCCCGATAACCTCATTTTTAGAAAAATAAAATGTCACTTTTAAAAGTAAACAAGCCTTGATTTAACAAGGTTCGAGCTTTAGAAGTTAACTTAAACACTAAGCAATGATGAGCTTTTAGTGATTATAGAGCTACTGCTTCATCATCTTTCAGTAACCTTTCTGATAGGAATTAGTAACACAATGCTCAGAGTGATAACCGCCATTGACATCAGGAACGCGAACCTCTACTTTTTCATCAATTGTATTTAAGGACTTATCCAGTTTGCAGGTAGATTACCCTATGACTTGGGGGTGCCCTCCTTCGATAACCTTATTTTCTTTCTTAACATCTTTAGAAAAATTAAACTTAACTGACTCCCCATTTTTTAACTTTTCTCTTTGAAATTCAGTTAATTCTTCTAAAACAAAAGAATTCGATCGTCCTGTATTAGCACTTTCTGCCATACTTCAAAATATATCTTCAAATTCCTTAAGATTCCATCATCCCATTATATACCTTTCTTATTGTTATTATTAATCTTCAATAGTTGATAAATTATCTGAGCCAACTGAGTCAATATTAGGCATTTGATTATCACCCAATGTGAAATTTAGAGTAAAATTGGTTAATTCACTGCCATTTGCATAACCCAAAATTAATAATAGTTGCTCTCCGCCTTGAGGGGTTCCATTACTAGCTTCCACTATACGCACACTATTCCAATCATACTTAATTTCACTAATATCTGGATTTTGGATTTTGACATATTCAGTTAATTCTTTTTCATGCTTTTTGAGATAAGCTACTTGTTCTTTTTTCATTACTTTTTTACCTTTCTTTACTGCTGACTGTTTGCTATTTTTTACTTCGTTTGACTGACTTTTAGATTCACTATTCATTTGACAGCCTGCTAGTAACATCCCAATAATAGATATGGGAATTAACCATTTTACATATTTTTTCAT